GCGTTTAAAAAGGTCTACTACGACCCAAGCCTGGAAAGGCAGATCGCTGCTTACATCCAGGCAGAGGACATGATCATCCCCTACGGCGCTGCCAATGTTTACACGGCAGAGCGCGTCACCCACGTGATGCGCAAGACCGAGAACGATCTAAACAAGTTGATGGCTGCGGGCTTCTACCGTCACACCGAACTGGGTGAGCCGGTCAGAATCTTTACGGACATCGAGAAGAAGAAGGCAGAGGAGCAGGGCTACACCCTTACCGATGATGATCGGTATCAGGTGCTTGAGATTCACGTTGATTGGAATCTGAAGGGCTATGAAGATAAGGATGATGAAGGCGAAGAGACGGGGATCGGCCTCCCGTACGTCATCACCATCGAGCGAGGTACCGCAACGGTTCTATCTATACGACGGAACTGGGATGAGTCCGACCGAAGAAAACTTAAACGACAGCACTTCGTTCAGTACACTTATATCCCTGGCTTTGGTGCTTATGGCCTTGGCTTCATTCATATTATTGGTGGTTATGCTCGTGCAGGGACCGCGATTATTCGCCAGTTGGTCGATGCGGGAACCCTCAGCAACCTCCCCGGAGGTCTCAAGACCAGAGGTCTCCGAGTCAAGGGCGACGACACGCCTATCGCCCCGGGTGAGTTCCGAGATGTAGACATCCCCTCGGGGGCGCTGCGTGAGAACATCATGCCGCTCCCGTACAAGGAGCCAAGCCAAGTCCTGGCTGCGCTGCTTGATCGGATCACTGATGAAGGCCGTCGCCTTGCGGCTATCGGCGACTTGAAGTTGTCCGATATGTCTGCCCAGGCTCCCGTGGGCACGACCCTTGCCATCCTTGAGCGTCAACTCAAGACGATGTCCGCCGTCCAGGCTCGCGTGCATGCAAGCCTGAAGATGGAATTTAAACTGCTCAAGCAGATCATCCGGGACTACATGCCGCCGGATTACTCCTACATCCCCGTGGGAGGAGACCGTGCTGCCAAGCAGGAGGACTACGATCTTGTTGAGGTGATCCCGGTCTCTGATCCAAACGCCGCCACGATGGCGCAGCGGATCATGCAGTACCAAGCCGCTCTCCAGTTGGCTCAGGGCGCCCCGCAAATCTATGACCTACCCAACCTGCACCGGCAGATGTTGGAAGTTCTTGGCATCAAGAACGCAGAGAAGTTGGTCCCGGTTGAGGAAGACCAGAAGCCTCGTGACCCCGTGTCGGAGAACATGTCGTTCCTGACCGGCAAGCCGACCAAGGCATTCATCTATCAGGACCATCAGGCTCACATCGCCACCCACATGGCGCTGCTTCAAGACCCGATGGTGGCTCAGATGATTGGACAGTCTCCGATGGCCCAACAGATGGGTGCGGCCATCATGGCTCACGTCGCAGAGCACATGGCCTTTGCGTACCGTCAACAGGTCGAAGAACAGTTGGGCGTGCCTCTCACTCCGCCCGATGCTGAACTGGATGAGCAGGCAGAGGTGCAAATCTCCCGTCTGGTTGCTCAGGCCGCACAGCAACTGCTCCAGACCAACATGGGCAAGGCTCAACAAGCCCAGGCCCAGCAGCAGGCGCAGAACCCGCAACTTCAGATGGCGCAGGCAGAACTACAACTGCGGGCTCAAGAACTGCAACGCAAGGAGCAGGATAGCCAGCGTGATTTCCAAATCGCTCAAGAAAAGATTCGCCTTGAGCGGGAGCGGCTGGCAGTTGAAACCCAAAAGGAACAGGCCCGTCTGGCAAATCAGAACCGTCAGGCCGACAAGAAACTTCGCGCCGAAATGATTAAGACGGTGATGAAGCCCCGCCCGAAGCCGGGCATGCCCAAACAGTGAGGTTTAAATGGCAACCACTGCGTTTTCCGTGGTATTGAAAGACATTGAGGAGCACCGGGAGTCCATCGCCCGTGCCCTCGTAGATGGTGGTGCTCGGGACTATGCCGAGTACCGCAGTATGTGTGGTGAGGTCCGGGGTCTCTCAACCGCACACATGTTTATCACCGACCTCGTGCGAAAGATGGAGCAAAACGACGATGAGTGAAATCCTCCTTAGTACCGGAGAAGACGCGGTGCCGACCACCCTGCCCGAGACGGCAGAGGAAAAGGCCAAGCAACTTCCCGATCCTTCCACCTACCACCTGCTCTGTGCGCTACCAGAGATTGAAAGGGAGTATGAGAGCGGGATCGTCAAGTCAGGGCAGACCATGCACTTCGAAGAAGTCATGTCCCCTGTACTGTTTGTGATGAAGATGGGGCCGGACGCCTACGGCGATAAGAGCCGCTTCCCCAGTGGACCCTCGTGTAAACCGGGCGACTTCGTCCTGGTAAGGCCCAACACGGGCACCCGCGTGAAGATTCACGGGCGTGAGTTCCGCATCATCAACGACGACAGCGTGGAAGCCGTGGTGCAAGACCCGCGTGGCATCTCTCGCGCTTAAAGGAGGATCACATGCCGCTTGATCAAGAAGCATTTAAATTCCCGGACGAGAAGGCCGAGGAAAAGAAGCAGGATGAAATCGACTTTGAAGTCGAAGGAGATTCTGAGATTGAGGTGGTGGACGACACTCCCCCAGAGGATCGTGATCGTGCGCCCATGAAGGAGCCTCCCTCGGAGGTGACGGATGAGGAACTTGCCCAGTATTCAGACGGGGTTAAGAAGCGCATCCAACATTTCTCTAAGGGTTATCACGAAGAGCGCCGGGCAAAAGAGGCTGCTTTCCGTGAGCGGGAAGAGGCTGTGCGTCTTGCACAACAACTCATAGAGGAGAACAAGAAACTCCAGAGTTCGCAGGGCCAGACCCAGCAGGTACTGCTTGAGCAGGCCAAGAAGGTCGTTGAAAACGAACTGTCTGAAGCCAAGCGCAGATACAAGGAAGCCTATGAATCAGGAGATTCAGACGCCCTTGTTGCGGCTCAGGAAGAACTGACCGCCGCCAAAATCAAGGCAGACCGGGTAAACAATTTCAAGCCCGCCCCTTTACAACAGGAAAAACCTGCGGTACAACCCGCACCACAACCAGTTCAGCAAGAGCAGGTTCGCGTTGATCCCAAAGCCTCTGCGTGGCAAGAAGCCAATCCGTGGTTTGGACAAGATGACGAGATGACTGCCCTTGCACTGACGGTTCATCGAAAACTTGTGGAAAGTGGGGTAAGTCCAAACAGCGATGAATACTACGACCGCATCAATACTCGGATGCGGCAGGTCTTCCCAGATGCGTTCACCTCTGAGAAGCCGGTAAAGAAATCGCCTGTCGTGGCACCTGCGACCCGAAGCACAGCGCCCAAAAAGATCGTGCTGACCAAGTCCCAAGTAAACATCGCCAAGCGGCTCGGACTGACGAATGAGCAGTACGCCCGTGCGGTTGCGGAAGAAATGAGGAAACAAAATGGTTGATCGTACCCCCCGTGAATTGGATACCCGAGCAAAGATGGAGCGCCCCAAGCAGTGGATGCTTCCTGAACTGCTGCCGAGCCCCAACCCCGAGGACGGCTACGAGTTCCGCTGGATTCGAATCAGTACCCTGGGTACTGCCGATCCAGGCCATATTTCTTCAAAACTCCGCGAAGGTTGGGAGCCTGTGAAGGCATCTGAGCACCCTGAAATCCAGATCATGGCAACTGGGGACAAGCCCCGGTTCCCAGACAGTATCGAGATTGGCGGGCTCTTGCTTTGCAAAACACCCAAAGAGTTTGTTGCCCAACGCAACTCTTACTATCAGCGTCAAACTGATGGTCAGATGCAGTCGGTCGACAACGCCTTCATGCGCGAGAACGATCCCCGGATGCCCGTCTTCAAGGAGCGGCGTTCCGAGGTGAAGTTCGGACGTGGTTAAATCATCTTAGGAGTCAAAAATGGCTTATCCCGTTGTTGACGCCTCCTACGGCTTCAAGCCCATCAACGAACTAAATGGGCTTCCGTACGCAGGCGCTACCCGCCAGATTCCGATTCAGCGTAACTACGGCACCGCGATCTTCGCCGGTGACTTGGTTAAGTTCGAAGCGGGTCTGATCGAAATCACCGACATGACCTCTGCCAGCACAACTGGCCTGGGCCAAGCCGGTGTCTTTGTTGGCTGCTCATACACCAACCCCTCGACCGGTCAGAAGTTGTTTGCCCAGTACTACCCCGGTAGCATCCTGGCAAACGACATCGTGGCTTACGTGGTGGATGACGACCGCGCAGTCTTCAAGGCTGTGATGATCGCTCAGTCTGGCAGCGTGTCCAACACTGCTACCGCCATCGGTTATGTGTCGCAAGCCTTCGTGGGCACCAACCTGTTCCCGGTGACGGGCGTTGCAGGTTCCACGACGACTGGCAACAGCAAGATGGGCGTGTGCGGCACCAACCCCACCAACGGTACCGGCGGCATTCGCGTGCTGACCACGGCTCCGTTCCGTGTGGTTGGCGTTGTGCCCGAGACCGGCGTTACCCTGACTGGCG